TCTTCTTCCGTTACATCTGCATAAGGAGTAAAGTTTTGAGGATTAGGTTGAGCCACGCTTGATGCTCCATAAGTTTCTGCAAAGTAAGTCTTATCGCCATCTACTTTTGTAGCGTTATAGCGCCAATGTATTGTATTGATGACATTTGGTAATCCCTCTGACTCCACTGCACAATTTAATTGCGATATTACCCACTGAAAATTTGTTTCCATGTTATTTATTTTCTAATTGTTTTACTTTTTCTGATAATTCCTGTATCGCCTTTACTAAAACAGGTACTAATTTTGAATAATCAACTGACTGCATTTCTTTAGCATCTTTTTCGCCTGTTACTGCATAAGGTAATACCTCTTGTAATTCGTGAGCAATTACACCATCCATCCTTGCATCGTTATCTTTCCATTTAAAATCATAAACTTTAATAGCAGACAATTTTTGTAATCCATTTATTTCTTTTAAATCCTCTTTTAGTCTATAATCAGATATTGTATTGTAAGAAATTGCACTTGTAGTTCCAACTCTACTAATAGAACCAATAGCGGCATCATCGCTTTTTCTAAACACTAAATAATTAGAATTATTTGCCGAAGCGTATCTATCTTTAATATTAATTGCTTGGCTATAAGTAGACGAACTATCAAAAGATACAGAAACCAATTCTTGTCCTACTAGTGTTGCAGTGCCTATTAGTACGTTACCACCTGATGTGATACGCATACTTTCGGCAAGAGTGCCAGTTGCAGAAGTTAAGAAAGTTAAATCAGCAGCTCTTGTACTTCTATTGGTAATTATTGAAGAAATTGCTGATAAATAGTCAGGGTCTAAACTTGATGAATTAAAGCCAAATGCTATGCCCGCAGAAACATCATTGGCACCTGCTCCATTTCTAAGTGATAATTGGTACTCAGTTGCGGAACTTGCAGTTGTAAATACATCAAGTCTTTTACTCGGACTTGTTGTTCCTATACCTACGTTACCACCTGATGTGATACGCATACGTTCGGTAGGTGCAGTATCAGTTGTAACATCTCTTGTACCAAATATTAAACTTCCTTTAGTTTCTCCTGTATTTGATGTTTCAATATATCCAATATATGCAGGTTGATTTGTATTTGCAGTAATTGAATAACCAAATCCTATTAATCTTGTACCATTAAGACCATTTTCACCTGCACCTAATTGTAGATAATTATTAGCAGTAGCATAGCCCGTTGTTAAAGTTTTGCTAAATGTTGATAAAGCAAGTACTGAATTTGTTGCATTACCGATTAGTACGTTACCACCTGATGTGATACGCATACGTTCATTATCACCATTAGTAGCAAATGCAATAGCCATATTGCCAACAGCTTGTAATTGTATATGAGTATTAGCTCCTCCATAATTTGGATTAATTAATAATGATTGACTGCTCCTTGTTAGATACACAAGTCCAACCGATTCAAAAACTCCTTGTGGACTTGTTGTCCCAATCCCAACTTTATTATTTGTGCTATCTACATATAAAGTATTTGTATCAACAGTTAAATCACCACTAAACGTAGCACTTGTACCACTTAATGCCCCTGTAAGCGTACCCCCTGTCAATGGTAAGTAACCACTCAAAGCAGATGTCAAAGCTAAAGTACCTGTAGCACTTGGTAGCGTATAGGTGTACGTTCCGTTTGTGATGGTTGAGCCTAAAGTCAACTGACCTGTAAAATTTGCAGTAGTACCTGCTAAATTAGCATACAAAGTACCGCCATTTGCTTCAAACTCACCACTATTATAAATTACAAATTTTGCACCTGCTGAATTATTAAATTGTGCTAATTTTCCTGCTCCGTTTTGAGTTACCGAAAAAGGCTCAAGTGAACTTGTTGCTAAAACAGATAAAGCCCTGCCATCAGCTTTTGTGCTTGTAACTTGTATTGCACTATTTGCAGTTGATGTTGATACGCTGATATTATCATTAAAGGTTTTATCCCCTGCAAAAGTCTGCGTTCCTGTGGTTACAACCCCACCAAATGAAGCTGATGCAGGTTCTAAATTTAATACTTGTCCTGTTAAGGTTGCTGCATTAGCATTTGGAGTTGAGCCAATAGCAGATAATGTTACTGCACTATGTATATCACTTGTTAAAGCTAAAGTACCCGTAGCTGATGGTAAAGTATACGTATAAGTTCCATTGGTTATAGTTGAACCTAATGTAAGCTGACCTGTAATCTTTGCGCTCCCTGTTACTTGTAGTTTATCAGATGTTGCATTTGTGCGTGTACCTAAAAGTAAATTACCACCAACCCATGTTGATGTAGTATCGGTATTACCTATCCACGTTCTATTACTTTCGGTTGCGCTTTCGCCTGTTGAATTATAACCTAAAAATATATTATTTGAGCCAGTTGTATTTGCAGAACCAGCTTGGCTTCCTATGCCTATGTTATATAAGCCAGTCGTATTATAATAAAGTGCTTGAACTCCATTTGCAGTATTATATAAGCCAGTCGTATTATTGTAAAGTGCTTGAACTCCATTTCCAGTATTATATAAGCCAGTCGTATTATTGTAAAGTGCTTGAATTCCATTTCCAGTATTAGTTGACCCAGTTGTATTGCTGAAAAGTGCTTGATATCCACTTGCAGTATTATATAAGCCAATCGTATTATTGTAAAGTGCTTGAACTCCATATGCAGTATTATATCCGCCAATCGTATTATTGTAAAGTGCTTGATATCCACTTGCAGTATTATCCGCGCCAGTCGTATTGCTGATAAGTGCAGCATTTCCATTTGCAGTATTAGTTGCAATATTTCCACCACCTCTACCAATATTAACACCATTCACAACCGTATCAACACTAAAAGTCTTAGTCCCTGCAATCGTCTGCGCTCCTGTGGTTATTAAACCTCTAGCACTTGCACTTGCACTCGGAATATTAAACGTATGAGTATCAACTGAACTTGAAATATTAAAATCTGTCCCTGTACTTCCAACCGCAAAATATTGAGCCTGTTTTGTTAATCCGTTAAGCGCCGTTAACCCATTTGAGAAAGTTGTAACTATCTCTGATAAATGATTATCCTCTGTATGTAGCGTAATTGTTCTGCCTGAATGCGTAACATAAACCCTGATAGCAAGTCTGTCTGTTATTGTTAAAACTGTCTCAGGAATACCAACCGAAGTATAATAAATATCTATTGCCGTTCCATTTGTTATGCCCTCTGGCGTAGTTGCGCTAGAACCTAATAACGTAAAAGTAGTGCCGTTATATTTGTAGACCTCTACGTAAAATGATGGAGTACCTCCGCTAGATGATGCCGAAAAATACATCTCTACGTTCCAATTACCTGCCGGTATTAGTAAAGATGCAGGATCGTTTGCATCGGTAATAAACTGAGCAATATACCCATCAGCTGCGATAGTAAAATCAGTACCTGTACCGATAACAGGCGTTTTATTCATCTCGTAATAGGCATTGCCTCCTATTGTACCCTGACTAACAGAGCCGTTTAGATAATAGGAAACCGATGAGCCACCGCCCCCATTTGTCGGAAAATCAGCCAAAGCACCATCGCCTCTAATATACTGAGATGCTACACCCGCTGCCGTTACTGCTAAAGTCCCTGCACTTGTAATTGGAGAGTTAGCAACCGAAAAAGCCGATGGCATGGTTAAACCAACTGAACTAACTTTGCTATTGATCTGGTTTTGTACTTTGCCAAATGCCTGTAAGATTGTATCGGTTGCGGCAATAGCACCTCCTGTAACCGATAAGCCTGTAAGTAACTTGCTTGTTACTCTGGCATCCGTAACAATACCTCCAACAGTTGTCCTATACGCTATCTGATCGCCTGTAATGGCAATAGGTATGATGTTAGCATCAACTACTGCGCTAGGTAAAGCAGCAAAATCCTTTAAATAAACTCCATTAATTACTGGCATATCTTTTAATTTACAAGTACATATTCATCACCGCCATTATCAACATAGGTATCAGTATCAGATGCCCAAACGTAGAATATTTGATTAGAATCAATTATTGCTCCATATCCTGTTATCGTTCCTGCAAATTTAATAAAATCCTCTGATGTTCCCGTTATCTCCAAATTCTCTAAAAATCCCTCTCCTGCATCTCCTTCGTTTGTATCTAGGTTTACCATAGACCAATCCATCATCTTCCTAGACCTGCCTAAATCCTTAATATCATTCCAACCAATGATTGCCTGATCTACGGCATAAACAGCCTCAAAATTTACAGAATAAGAATGCAACTGACCTAACTGCTTCTGTCCCATTTCCTCTGTGCTTTTGCAAGTCTTAATAAAACTAATAGATTCACTCAAGCTATTGCTTAATAAGCAACCTACTGGCAAGTCATTGATGTAAAGCATTAAATTAGTCATAGCCTGTTATACTCCCACTAAATTTTATAAAATCTGTAACCTCACCTAGTATCTCAAGATTCTCAATGAATCCCTGCCCTGCTTCAATATCAGGACCAACAATTTCCCAATTTACCTTAATTCTCTCTAACGCTTTTAAGCCTGTCCATGACATTATACTGTTGTCTGTAGTCATAACACCTTCAAAGGGAATTGAGTAGGTGTAGAGCCTTCCTAATTGCGTCTGAGCGCCTGACTGAGTAGTCTTACAAGTACTTATAAAAGATATCTGCTCTGATCTACTTACAGAACTTAAACACCCTACAGGTATATCATTTATGTATAACATCATGGCGTTCCTTTTACTGTTACCCGAGTTGTTGCTCCATAGTCTGGAGTTTTAACATAATCTAAAGCTATCTCTTCATTTACAATCCTGCCTAAAACTGCTTTACAGATATTCTGTTGCAAATCATAGTTTAAACTTAGATTCATAAAGTACCCTGTTATTGAGTTAATTGACCATCTAGTGACAGGATTAAAATATCCAAATATAGAACCCTCAAACCTTACAAATGGTCCTGCATATAACCTTTGTTTTTCTTCAACTGCAATCCTTAGAAATTGTTTATTAACCTCATAAGGAACTGCTAAAATAGACTCAGATAATCCACGCCTTACCCATCGTTCTGTTAAAGTAACCTCATCATCCTGATATATAGCACCAACGTACATTACATTAGGACTATCACCATTAAAGACATTGATAGTCTCAGGCACAAAAGTAAATTTACCTGTTTGTGTTGCCGTATGTATCTCACCTATCTCATCCCCAAAGTCTAAAAATACGTAAGCAGAAATCCGAGTATAAACTATATCATTTACAGTACCTGAAGGCGCTAATATTCTAAAGGTAACATTTCCGCTAATTGGAACGGCATTAGATATAATTGTTTCCGTACCTCCTGCACCTATTTGACTTCTAAGCTGATAATAATTTATTCCCGGCTCAACTGGAGTTATTGCCCAGCTTCCATCTGCCTGTAAATAATGAGTACTTAATCCATCATATAAACTAATCACAAAATTCATATCCGTTCCATATAAAGGATCAGGATTCTCATATTCAATGATAAACTTTAATCTCTCTTGTACAGTTATGTTTAATGTTACAGGAATTAAGTTATTGTTTTGATAATAGTCAGTCAATACAGGGTAAGTGCCTCCTGTAGTGTAAAATATTACGCCACCAGTTGGATATAAACCTGCATACATTGTACCTGTTTTAGTGTATCCGGGAATAGTTACGCTATCACAAGGACCAATCGGATCGCCTCCGCAACTTTGCCCTGCACCTGTTAAATTTGGATTTGCTAATTTCTCATCTGTATTCTCAAGTTTACCATACAGATAAGCCATAGACGCATTTTTATATGGTCTATCTATCATCTTCATTTGGTCGGTATTGATATGGAAATAAGGCGATAAAATAACGCCCTCACTCTCACCTCCTAAAGTAGCATCTAAGTCAATCGTAACAGTTGGCTGATCATATATTCTTTGCCCATCTAAATATTTCCTAAACGCTAAATCACCACTCAAAGCCAATTCAGTTGGTCTATAAATATACCATTCGCCACCGCTTTGTATCATCACCGCAGTCCATTCCTCTAGTATTGACCTTAGTACATCCTCGCAATTCATTGGAGTAAATTGGTCATCTTTTATGTACCTCTCACTATTTACAAAAGACAATGCCAGAGGATCGTATGAGTTGCCCTGAGTCATGCTAGTTTCATAAATATTAACGCAAGTATTTAAGACTAAACTAGGAGCATCTAATCGAATTAAACAGGCATTTATAACCTCAATAAAACTTTGTTTACCTAAATAGAAATTACCATCATTCTGGACATAGGAAAGATTTTTAAGCAACCCTAAACCATCAACGGCATTTACAGAAATTGGATAAGGTGCAAAGGTGAACGCTTCCTGACATCCATCTGGAATGATAAAACCTGACCAAATCAAACCTCCATTTCTAAATATCTCTACTAAAAACTCACGTTCATTCTCAGTATATAAATCCTCTAATTCAAAATCCTCAGTCGCTATTAGGTTTAAGGTACACTCTGAACCTATGATAGCCTCTAGCTTATTGCTTGAAGTATTTTGATAGTTAATCTGAATAGGATTTTGTTGAGCCTGAATTTCTATTACTTCACCATCATAATCTAACTGCGATATATCACAAGTATAATCATCTGGAGTACCATTCTCAATCCTAGTATCTCTATCTGCGTAAAAG